ATGCACCACACTTTGAATTAATTTGATATTAGCATGGCTGAGAAGAAAAAACGCAAAGGCACAGGGATGAAAGGCCATACTATCAAGGGTGGTCATAAACGTCCTACAAAAGCTGGTGCTGGAATGACCAAGAAAGGTGTAGCTAAATACCGTAGAGATAACCCTGGATCTAAACTTAAAACTGCTGTAACAGAAAAGAATCCCTCTAAAGCTAGAGCTAAAAGACGTAAATCATTTTGTGCTAGATCTGCAGGACAAATGAAAAAGTTTCCTAAAGCAGCTAAAAATCCTAATAGTAGGTTACGTCAGGCAAGAAGAAGGTGGAGATGTTAGATGGCTAAAACTAAATCAAAAGTAAATCAGGCAGGAAACTATACTAAACCTGCAATGCGTAAAAGAATGTTTAGTGCAATTAAGGCTGGATCAAAGGGTGGTAAACCTGGGCAGTGGTCAGCAAGAAAAGCCCAGTTACTAGCAGCCAGGTATAAGAAAGCAGGGGGAGGCTATAAATCATGAAACGATATTTAAAAAGATTATGGTGTGCTTTGATAAATCGTAAATGTAATCCAGAGTGTGATTGTTGTTAAATGGCACTAAAAAAGTCACAGAAGAGTCTAAAGGACTGGGGAAAACAGAAGTGGAGAACTAAGAGTGGGAAACCTAGTTCTAAGACTGGTGAGCGTTATCTACCTGATAAGGCTATTAAGTCTCTTAGCAGCAGTGAGTATGCCGCTACAACCAGAGCTAAACGAAAAGGCACGAAGGCAGGTAAGCAGTTTGTGGCTCAACCTAAAAGCATTGCAAAGAAAACCAAACCCTTTAGATCCTCCAAG